TGCCAAGTTCATCAAGAACTTGATAATCTTCTGGCGTTTTGGCTTTAGCTTTTAACGCCATGTATTCTTGCATGGCGCCAGCGTTTCCTGCTTGCTGACCAGGTACTTCAGGTGTTGTAGTAACAGGGGCAGGAAGGTTAGGAGGTATGGGGGCTTGCTGACCAGGGAACCCTGCACCTGCCCTGAACTGTTCAGCACCTAAACCTGCTTCAAGTTCTGTTCTTTTATAGTCTTCAGGGAAACGAACTACTCTGGGCGGAGCTTGATTAGAAGGTTTTGATTTTAAACCATAAACTTCTTGAGCTGTTTTTACCGCTTGAGGAAGAGGAGAAAAAGGACCACCAGTTAATGTTTGTGCTAAGCCATATAAATTAGCTTGTGCTTCACCAAGAAAACCAGGATTTTGCTGACGTAATTGATTACGTTGCTGAGAAGCAAGAATATTATTTGTACCTAAATTAAAAATTCCACCTAATCCTCCAAGACGGCTTAAGACACCTGGAGCTGCAGGAGCTGTGGGTTTAATGCCCAAAGCTTTCATTCTTGCAACTTGTCTGTTTACTTCTCCAAGAGAAGAAATATTAGGAATAAACTGCCCCCTGGGAGCATTAAAAGGAATTGGAGTAGGCATCAGCGGGCAACCTCACGTAAATACAAACGGGAACCAACAGCAGTGTCAGCAGGACCAGGTAATGCCTGGATAAATTCAGCACCAGATCGATCAAACCGATACCGTGCCTGGAATGGATCCTTGTAGTTTGGAACGTACAGGATGCCAGCAAGACGATTAGTTTCGTATAAATAAATTTCGTCCCAAACTTTTAATGCTTCTTTTGCATTACTAGATCGGATCGTTCTATCAACGTCACCAGCAATCGTTTCTAAACGAGTAGAAGGAGTAGATGCAACTTCAGTTTTCTTTTCAGCAGTGTCGCAACGACCAATTTGAATAACAATCCTGTCATAAAAAAATGAATCAGGAACAGTATTCATTGCTTCTTCCAGCCTGGCATAATCACCAGCTGGAACAGAAACCGTGAAGTATCCCAAATGATACCTTACCCTGCTTTTATCAAAATCAGAAAGTTGCACTGTTATCTCTTGCTATCAACTAATTATAAATTGTTATAATCAAAAGCCCCGCAGTGCGGGGCTAACATTAAAGTCGGATAACGTCAGCTGCAAAAACAGAATCCCAGTCAACTCTTCTTATTTGTTTTAACTGTTCAAGATTACTAAACCTTTCACCCGATAAAGACATCTGAAGATCTTTGATTTCTTTTGCAGTCTTCATCCCAATACCTTTAACATGATCAGCAATCATTTGAGCTGTTGCTCCATTGATACTTAATCTATGATCAGGAGGAAAAGTTCTGGGTTCTTCTTTTAAAGCTTTATCTTTAACTTGTAAAGTTTTAACTTTTGTAGTTGCAGATTTATCTTCTACTAGCTCATTTTTATAAGCTGTAAAAATTCGATCATCTTGGTCTTTAACCATAAACCAATCGCCGTCATCCCACTCGCTAACAACTGTTACACGAGCACCTGTTTTTGTGTGTTGATAAAGCATTAGGACCAGATACTTAATACCTGGTCCTAGTTTACCTTATCTATCAGGAAACGGTGCGAGCAGGAATATAAGCTTCGATATCCTCATAACCAGGAGCATCGTCGGGTTGGATGTAGCAAATTTCCACAACCAAATAACCCTTTAAGCCTGCGGCAACATCAGCATCAGAGATGTAGTAACCACCAGAAGTACTGGTGTCATTTGCAGCACCTTTTGCAAACACTTTCAAAGTGGTTGCAGCAGTTGCTTCATAATGCACAACTTTACCTGACACACCGGCAGCACCAGTGGCAGTTAAGAAAGGATTACTACCAAATGCTTGGGAAGTGCCAGAGAAGAAAATCTTCGTGGCAGCATCACCAGAAACAGTAGAAGTAAGGTTGGCTTGAATTACGCCTTCACCAACACCAGAGGCAGCAGTAGGACCACTAGAGTCACGGCCAAACGAAATGATATTACCGGTGGAAGCATAGACACCGGAAGCAACACGATCATCGCCCCAACCTTGAGCAACAGAAATAGCAGTGCGATACACAAAAGCAGGTTGAGTGCTGCTGCCAGAAATCACCATTCCAGTGATATCAGGGCGAGTATCGTCGTTTCTGTAAGGAGAAGGGACAATTACATTGCCAGTTGCAATGGCACTGCCAGAGGCAACAGCCACTTCAACATAACCACGTTGTTGGAAATAACGATACCCAGGGGTGGCTAACACAGAAGTGGGGCCACCCTTGGAAGCATTGTTAGTACCATCATCGTTGGTATCAATGTTTTTATACCAACCGTTTAATGCAGAGGTTTGGTTACCTGGATAGATTTTTTTTGCAGATAAGTAGCTCATCTATTTTTCCTATGTATGTTTATTTAACTAAAAATCAAAGTATGCCGTCGTCATCTACAAAGCTATAAGCATTGGTCACAAAGTCCTTATTCAGGATTTCAAAACCTGCATACAGTTGCCAGATCAAGATAATGAAACGGCTAAAGTCGTCGTTGTTGTTGATAAGCACTTGAGCGTTAGGACCGCCAACACCAACACCAACGGCTTGAGGACCAAAGAAGAAACCTTGAGAAACTTCTCTAGAAGCATAGGTACCACCAGTGCCATCAAATGAAGCGGTAATGTTCTTGGTCGGGAAGTTAGTGGACTCGAAGAACTTCACACCTTCAAATTGAACGCCAGTAGGCATTACAGGCTCACCAGCCAAGAAGTAACCTTGACCAGCCTGGGGACCCATGTAGAAGCTGGCATTGTTAGGCATCATGGGGTTGCCCATGTACATGCCTTGGCCAGGAGCACCAGCGTAGCGGGCGATCTCACGGAAGTCGGGATCACGACGCAGATGCATCATGAACACGGGATCGCAAATACAACGATAGAGACCGTCAGCAAAGGTAGGAACGTTGCGCTTACGCAGATCCTTGACAACAGTCAACAGGTCAGTGCGGACAGAGAACTGTTGGACTTGACCGGTATACTCATCGCTGGTGTAAGCAATACGGCCAGAAGAATCTTTAACCTTCCCACCGGCAAAATAGTAACCCCCCTGGGAGCTAGAGGCAGCGCCATTAGCTTCAGATTTAGCCAGTTCGTCAATAAAGACGCGATCACGCCAACGGCGATAATCATCCAGCAGCGTTAAAGAGCCGATGGATTGGTGGAACATATTCAGATTACCGGTGTCCAGCAGTAAACGCTGAGCGGTAATCAGGGTTTCACGAGCAATCTTAAAAGTAGAAGGCTGAGTGGGATCACCCGGATCTGCGGGACCGGTGTACTCTTTTAGCACAACAAGCACCTTCTCTTTGGTGATGTTGCGGCTATTAGCAGTACCAATGGTTTGGTCAGCAATACGCTCACGGCTGTCCTTGGTACCAGGGGTACCCCAGAACTTATAGCGATCTAACTGAACGGTTTGGCCAGGTTGACGGGTGAAGTCATGAACAACCACCGGCTCAACGGCCATTTCACAAATATATGCCGGGTGAGGACGGTAAAGTTCTGCACCTAGAATCTTTGGAAAATCGTTATCAATAAACACTTTGTGTCATCCTCCAGTGTCTTCGGAAGTTTGGTTTATAAGGTGAAAGATTCAGACATAATATGTCTTATCTAACAAAGATTTTAGCAGCCGATAATTTTAATAATTATCGGCCTTTAAATCATTCCATTACAAATAATTTATTTGCAACAGTTTGTGGTTGAGCCTGATTCAAAACTTTCCAGGCATTTTGAGGGTCTCTAGCCATTTGCTCCTGGAAGGTACCCCAGAAATTTTGAGGAGACTGAGGAGCTTCTGCGGTGGGCGGTGCAGGAAAGTTGTTATAGGCATTCGGTTTTTCTGTCCGAATACCAGGAGTTTCGAGTTGTGCTTCGTTTTCGTAAACAGGATAAGGACCTTCAGGGCCAAAGAATTTCAATGTGTAATCACTAAGAGTATCAGGGTTAGTCAGAATTTCGTTATAAGCTAAATTCTCGTTATGCTCATTAACAGCAAAATTAGCATAACCTTTAAGAGCGTTTGCCGCTCTTGTTCCCCATGCTACGGCGCTGTCCACCATCCCTTCCAGGTTTAGTGCGTACTGGTTGAGAATTGCCGGAGCTTCCACGCCGTAAGCGTTGATCACTTCCCGAGTCTCGTTGCTCAGTTGGTAATAATCCGCGATTGCGTTGTTGACTTCCGAGTGGGCTGCTTCCGCTTCCGCTCCGTAAAGTTTCGAGGAAGTTCGGGAATAACTGGAAGATGAGGTCGGGCTTGTTGACCAAATCTGCTGATCCGATTGAGACGTAGCCGGGTTGCTCTGTACTCCGTAATTGGCCGGGGTATATTGAGTCGTCTGCTGAGAGGGTGCTCCCTGGAACGGGGATTGCACTGGTGAACTCAGCAGATTCACTACTTTGTTGAACGCCGATTCCCATGGATTGGCTTGGGGCGCTTCCTGGGGCACCTGGACCGGTTGGGATTGGGGGGCGTATTGAGTAGGGGCTGATTGGTAGCTGGGGGCTGCCTGAGGTACCGCTTGGGGGTAACTGGTACCCACTTGATAAGCCACTGGAGCCTGCGGAACCGCCACTGGTTGGGGTACTGGTGCCACTGCGACGTAGCTGCTTGGTGCTACGGCCGGCTGGGCTTGGCTCGTCTGTGGGATCGATTGGACGGTAGCGTCCTGCATAACTCATCTCCTTTTGTAATGCTTCTAGGGTTCGATACAGATATGGTGTTAAATCCAACCTGGGATCCGCAGCCATTGGAAGGTCCGGTGACTGCGGGTGGGGTGTCTGCATCATCCCCCCCACCAGGCGAGCAAATTGAGAGTATGCACTCTGTAATTCGCCCACCATCCTGAACGGAAACCCCGATAACATCGCGGCCCGTTCCTCATCCGTTTTAGACGGAAAGAGGTATTTCAGTGCTTCAATACTATCAACACCTAATTCTTGCAGGTTTCTAACTACTATAGAGTTATTTAAAATATCTTGCGTAGAATCTTCATATACTGGTCCCATCCAACGCCATTGAACAGTTACATCTCCATCTGGAATTAAACCTTGAATACCGGGAGGTAACTGTTGCGTTTGCAAACAAGCAATCATTAAACGTTTAACTTGTTGCTCAAAAGCATCCATTGCAGATGCGTAAGCATCTAATTGTTCATCAGTTGCTTCTTCTGGCAAATCAATTGGTTTTTCTAAACCGGCTGCCGCCGCTAAACTTTCTCTAAACAATTTTTCTTCTTGAAAAATAATTAATTCAAGGCAGCGACAAATTCCGTATGTATAAATTGCAGTTGCTTTCTTTTTAGAAGTTGCTGAAACACGTCCAAACAAAGATTTATACTCTGTTGCAGTAACACCAGCTGAAATAGAAAGTTCATCTACACCACCAAGAGCAGTCCTGATTTCTTCTCTATATTGTCTAGAGAATGCATTCTGATCTCCAGTGATAGCATCAGGAACAATATATCCAACTCGATCATTTGGCTCTAGGTTTGCAATAACTCTGGGAACACGTATTTGTCCATCAGATCCTCTCATAATTGGATCAGATTTAAATCTTGATTGACTTAAAGGACCAGCACCAACAAACCCTGAGTTGGCTGCAATAGAAGGTCGTTGAACAACTCCATCATTTCCTGCTTCCATTAGATCTGTTTTAGGCCTAGATGAAAGCAAAGTTGGATTGCCAAAAAATTGAATATTCTTGCGCATGGTTGAAACAATTTCATCATGCGTAACAATATGGTTAGCTAAAGAATCAAAATCTCCTGAGCCTTCATTAGAAAAACCTCTAGGGTTATTAAAAATTTCTACACAAGGAATAAAACCAAGACTATTTTTAAAAGTTTTAGTTTTACCATTGATGCTTTGATAGTTTGTATCAAATGAAATCTCACCTTCTGAATGAGTTTCTTCAATGGTTTTTCTTTTTATTGATAATCTTATATATCTTTTTGCGCCTGAATTATTGTTGTATTCTGCTCCTAGCAAATTTTTGGTTTGAATGTCTTGTTGAAAACCTAAACCTTGACGAACTTTATAGCTATAAATCACCACGACTTCATCAAGTTCGCCATCAACATCGTAAAAACTACGATACTCATGAGATCTAAAATAATAAAGACGATAGTTGTTTCGAGTTGGTCGCACATAAAACAACCCCTGACCATCGCAAAGAAAATAATCCCAAATAGAATCTAATCTTGTATCTAACGAATTAAATTTAATAACGCGATCTAAAAAATCTTTTCTTTGATTTCCAAAATTGTCTTGTGCTGGAAAAAATTCAACACCCTGTCGGATGCCAAACATTTTCATCTGTGCAAGATGACCAGCAACAATGCCAGTATCAATTGATTCTCCACCATCTTTGTTGAGATAGGAATCAATAATTTCTTTTAATCTGGCCTTGGCGTTCACTGTTATTGTCTTTTATTTTTATACATCCTAGCAGCTTTTCCAGCTTTCTTGGCTTTTTCTGTGTTAGGAACAAATTGTTTTCCTTTGCGACTAGCTTCTTTTTTCTTGTCGTCAGTTTCTTTGCGTTCTTCTGGTGAAAGTTTTGCCCAAGCTGCTTTGGGCAAGTAACGTTCTGTTCTTCCTTTTTCAATTGCTTTGTCTGCCATTATCTTTTAAATGTGAGATCAATTTCATAAGGACTAAATTTCATAGGCAGTGCATACATTAAAGATCTTGCAACATCCGACATAGGACTAAAAGTTCCACTTTGACCTTTATATTGAAGTTGATCTATTATGCCTTTTAGCCCTTGTTGATCAGGCGGTAAAAACTCACGGTTATCTCTTATTGCTCCTGTTTCACGATTAAAACTATAGCCCGGTATAAAAGTTGATTTTAATAAATTAATGGCTTTATCAGGTTGAAATTTTCCACTTACTAAATCAGGGTCTTCTGCTTCATTAACCATATCGTACGTGTCTGTTACTCTAACAGTTGTAGGAGTAACTTCTGCGTTAAACCTGCCTAAAGTGTTAGTTACATCTTTATTTGCAAATTCGTTATAAGGATTTACTGGCCCAGAAGCAGGTATGCCAGGCCCTGGAGCGGGAACTGTTACACTTTCCAGTCTAGGTGGATCTCCTCTTAATGCTGCTCTTTCATTATCCCAAGTTGGTACCATTCGTTGTGTTGTTGGAGGTTTTTCAGTAGCCCTAATAAGAGAACGTTGTGTACTGGGATCTAATTGTAAATTTCTATTTCCAATTCCTGTAACGTAACGCATAAATAAATTAAAACGGTCCGGCAATTGATTCATGCCAGCCGCAGCTGCGTCTTTGGCTGTATTTGTAAGAACGTTTTGAAATTTTCCTGCAAGCCCTTGAAACGTTTGAGCTGGTTTAAAAACGTTAAAAATAGGCATTAGTTTTTCTCCTTGTACTTTTTAGCTGCTGTAGCTGCTTTTTTTCCTTTCTCATATTCTTCTCTCGTCTGCCAATCTTCTTTGCCCCATTTCTTTAATGACTTTTGTTTTTCCCCTTCTCCCCCTTTGTAACCGCCACCCGCTTTTTTATATTCTGACGCAACTAGCTGCGCTTTACGTGCAGACCACTGGCCAGGCTTACCACCTTTGGAT